CTTGCTGTTGACGGTTAGACGGTTCACCGATTTCTTTAACTTCAGCTTTACCGAATAAGCCTTTCGACTCAGCCTTTGACAGCCAATCTAAAGTAGCTTCAGGTGTTAAGTTCGATGGAATTAAATCGTGCATATCTTTAGGGACAGTTGCTAATTTTTGTTCAACCATGCCACCGATAAGCGTTTCTAACTCCTTCGCACGTGATTCATATGTTTTATAAGTTTCTAATTCTTTGTTTACGTTCTCGTATAACTCTTGAAATTTACCTTGTTCCTTCTTAGCTTCTAATGCTTTCGCTTCTTCAGCAGCAGCAGCTTCTTGTTGTAAACGAGTGAACTCAGCAATTTGTGTTTCCATTGCTTTCATTTTGTTGTTTACTTCGTCAAATCTGCTTTTTGGAATCATAGGGTCTTGGTTAACCTTTGGTTCAACTTGTCCAGTTTGTCCTTCGCCAGCACCTTCTTGGTTCGACTTAGGTTCAACTTGTCCACCGCCAGCTTGACCGCCTTCAGCTTCCATCATAGGAACGAATAAAGATTTGTAAAATTTCATTTGATACTCTCCTTCGGTTTTCGTTTTTTACAAGTCACGACTTGAACCTTAGTATTGAAAGTCCAATAGAACTTCCTATATACTCTGTTTTCAAACACCCCATGTTTTACAGGCGAATACTGAAAACTTTTTTCAAAATATCGGAAACGCTACCGATTTATCGTAATTACTATCGATTTATCGTAAATGAAAATAAGCCAGCCCGTAGTTAGGACTGACTTTGCTTATACTTGTCGTACTTGTTTTTTAACGTTTCATGCTTGCTAATATAGCTAGGAGGTATCATGTCAATTCCTCCCACTGGCCGTGCAAAATGGCGACAGTTAGGATGGAAGATTAACTTACTACGCTTTAATTCATCGTAAGTTGCATAGCCTGAAGTTAACCCATTTAAACTTATAATCATGCCCTCGAAGTTAAGGCAAGCGTCTGTAGTTAACGGATGACTTGAAATGATAGCTAAATCGCTTCCGTCATTTAAGGCCTGTTCTCTAATTCCATCCATATAGGAGGTAGCAATTTTGGTATTACATGCCATATCCACGTAAGTATTTAATTTCCATTTTCTTTTAGCTGCATCTATAATTGAGATATTAGAATCATCAAGACGTTTAGATATTGTACGTTTAGCAAGTTCTTCCTGAATTTTATTCTTCATATTAGAACGCTTAACGTTACGGTCATATGAACGAAAAGCAGTGGCCACACTAGAACGAACCATTTTCTTAACGTTCTCTTCAGTGTTATTAGTGGCCTTCAGTAAATCCGTTTGTGTATCAGTAATAAGCTTATTCAACCTTGTTCTATTAACAATAGGCGTGTTTCGCTTCGCTTCTTCCAGCGTGTCATACTGACCTAACGCAAATCTACTATATGCAAGTCCATTAAGGTAAGCGTCTGTAATCATAGGTATAGCCAGTGAAAGTGCCTTACTTCGTAGTGAATTAAAGATAGCCGTTAATGCAGCAATGATGCCGTTTTGAATTGCGTTGTATTGAGTAGTAGGTAAGGAAGGCAAGCCCGTAAGCTTGTACACTTCCTTTGTAACTTGTGCCCACGAATCAGCATAAAGCTTAGTTATTTCATCCGGTTTCGTGTGATATTCAGGGAATGGAATGTCTTTAAAATCTTTAGGCACTTGCCTTCACCTCCTATTTCAATAAGTCGTCTAGCATGTCTTTCTCAGTACGTTCTTCCTTAACAGTAACCGTTTGTTCTTGCTTGTCTTTAAGTGCACCATAAGTTTTAAGTGCTAATTCAAGATAGCGAACATGGCCACGTTCTCTAGGATTCAGCGTTTTGTCACGTAGAATCTTAAGAGTGTCAGCAAGGAAAGAATTGTGGATGTCCATTGCAATGTCATTCTTGTATTCAATGAACTCTTTATTTCTGTTCCAGTTGCCAATAGTATTTCTGTGCACGCCTAATTCGTCAGCTAATTCTTGCTGAGTAAGGTCGGGTGCTTCAATCATTCGTAATGCACATTGCTTCTGTTGTTCAGTCAATGCCATTATTCTTCACCGTCCTTTTTAGTATCGTCTTTCTTAGCAGCGTCACCTTTGTTGTTAGTCTGCTTATTGTCTACTTTGTCTTGTGGTAACTCCATAGTAGCGTCATTGAATACTGAAGGGTCTGCAACCATAGCTGCTTCTCTTTCATCTTCAATGCGTTTGATTTCAGCGTCTGCTTGTTCTTCAGTAAGGCCGAACGCTTGCATGATAGCTGTTTTCTGAGAAAGTAACTGACTCCCATTTGTAAGAATTGCCATACGTGATGCAGTGTCTGTCTCGTCTTGTGGTAGACCTTCTTTCCACTTAATGACAGGCGTAGTAACTTCATATGCCTTAAGTGAACTGTCAGCATATTGTTCTAGCATCTGTGCGATTAAATACACACGCTTTAAGCCGTCTTCGAAGAATGCTTTCTTACGGTTAATCTTCGCTAGTAATCCAGCCATACGCCACTTGATAGATAATCCTGAGTTTCCACTTGTACCGGAATCTTTAAGGCCTACTGCAACAGCAGGAATTTCAGATGCAGATAAAAGGAACTCTAACAGCATATCTACTTCTTTAAACGCTTGGTCTAATTGTGGGTTAGGATTTTGGATATACTGTGGAATAATATCCTCTTTACCCATTACCTCAAATACTTTGTTCATAGCTACGTTAAAGTACGTGTTGCCTTCCCCGTCTTCCTGAAGAAGTCCCGTAGGTACTGCCAATGCAGGGTCTACATGCTTGTCCAGCGTGCTTGCCAGTTGTGTTAGACGGTTATTCAATTCATCAAAAATAGCCATGTGTTCAGATAAGTCATCTTGTCCCTGCCAGTCAGTTCCATCAGCGTAGTTAGGGATATGAACCACTAACGGGATAGGAACACCAGTGTTTTGAACACGGTAGCCTGAAGGGATTTCGTCTTGAATCTTGAACTGTAGTACATTACCGTAACGGTCAGTTTGGAATACTGTTAATTCAAATTGACGGTAAACGATTTTACCAGCAAAATGTGATTCTACATACAGCACATATTTGTCTTCACTTGGGTCAGGCTGCACAGCTTCAGCAACGTGGTACACTACGATTTTCGATTTATCGAAAGGTGAACATTGCGGATATACCTTGCTTGGGTCTACTCCTTCGATAATGACACGTTTAGGGTCGTAGCTTTCGGGAAATGCCCCTGAGTAAAGCTGGCCAAAACGAATTTTGTAGAATACATCACCAGTTACCGCACAGCGAATAGCTTGCTGGTAGTTTAGTCGGTGCATGTTGTTTGACTCAGTGATACGGTCAAGTGCTTCCTGTTCTTTCGAATTACTGTCTTTACCACTTGAAATAGCCGGTTCTTCACCTATCAAATAGTCGGCACTTTTTCGTGTTATAAGTCCAGCAAAATTGGCAAAAACATAGTTACGTTCTTTGTCTTCGTTTCTAAACACGCCTACGTGGTCGCCTTTAGCTAACTTTTCGTTACGTCTATATTTCTCAATACGTTCTTCGTGGCCTGTTAATGGATAATATTCACCAGTCACAAATAAGTCACGTAATTCCATATGTCAACCTCCTTAAAAGTAAAAAGGCCGGTATTTTTACCAGCCTTCAGGTTTGTTCTGCATCATTCTTTTACGTCTATTTCCAGCCATTTCTACACACGACGCAAGTGCATCGGGAAGGTCATCGTGGTCAGCACCGTTTTGGAAAAGTTCGAGTTGTTCAATCAGCAGCCTATGTTGTGGCTTGAATCTAATCTTGCCAGCTTCCACAAGTGGTTCTAATGATTCAATTCGAATCTCTTTCTTAGTGCGTGGCTGCACGGATTTTAAACGGGTCTTGAAGTAGCCCAGTTTAGAAAGGTTTACTTTCAATTGTTGGTACATACTCCATTGTGCCTGAATTGTCTCTACTCCGAATGTGTGGTACTCATATTCAAGTACCTTACTTTCAGCTACCTTAAGTGCTTCGTGCATATTGCACTTCTTAGCCCATGCATCACGAACGTAGAAAATGCCAGTACGTCTATCTCTACCCAGTGTAATTATGGCATTGTAATCTCCACGGCCTGTCACAGCAACGTCCCAAAACCCTAGATGTTCTAAAGGAATCATACGGCCTTTGTCGTCCAGTAAATCCTTCTCGTCATAGAACGTCATATATTCAGATTTGAAAATAGCGTCTTCATCACTGTAAGGTAAGTTAAGGTACTCTGAGTTAAATGCACGTGTACCTACGTTGCACTTCTCTTGAATTAACTTATAGTAAGGTAAACGGTCAGGCCATAGTACTTCTACGCCTTCGTCCATTATTTCTTGATTCTTGAAATAGAATGCTTCTGCATCATCCTTACGGTCAGGATTTTCTAAATCCCTATACATTTCCTCGTATTTCTCCCACATTTCTTGATGTGTTGGTGGAGAAACAATAGCCGAATATCTTTTACTCTTGAAATCGGCACGATTCATTACATAAGGAAGTAGGCCACTTCCGTGAACAAGTGTTCCCATGTAGATGAATGCCGTCTTATGGGGGTCGCCCAATGGATTTACAGTTTTTGTATACCATATCAAGTTCTTCTCTCGAAGTTCCGGTGTATTGGTAGATTTGTCAGATTCTAGGTCATCACAGATAATGAGGTCAGGACGCGAATTTAAGTGTCTAGCACCCCTTAACTGTTTCTGTGTACTCCCACTCATAACCATGATATTGTTCTGTGTAATGAACTTCTCAGCGTTGTCACGGATATTCTCCCTAACATTTGGACTCATAAGTTCGCCAAAATCGTTTCGCAGCTTTTCGTTCTCTTTTAATTGATTTGAAACATACTCAGTAAATTGTTTTGCCCCTGCTTCCGTTTCAGAAATGATAAGGATAAAATTTCTAAGATTGTAACAAATATTAAAAATTGGGAACATATTACTAAGGTACGTGGATTTAGCGTGGCCACGTGGCACTGACCATGCAATACGGTCAGTTACATTAACTAAGAATGAGTTAAGATAATCGGTAAGTTCACCGTGAAATGTTGGTGCATCAAATATTGAAATACCTTCAGGTATCAAATTGTTTTCATTTTCAGGGTTACGGTCATCACTGAAGTATTCGTACATGAATTCCAGCGTACTAGTCCAGCAGCGTGTAATACGTTCAATCTGTACACGTTCCTCTTTCATATCAAGTGCTTTCTGTAAGATGTCACGTGATAGCTGTGTACCTTCAGATGCACGTTGTTTTACTAAATCTACAAAGTAGTCAATTTCATTCATACGGGCTATATATTCGTCATATGTCTTGCCCTTAACCTTGCCTTTAACTTTCACTGAATTTCCCCCTTTACCTTTGATTCAGCTAATAATAGGTGCACAAGATTGTGCATTTAACAGGTTTTTGCACAACAAAAAAAGGTGCGAGGATTATCCCCACACCGTTTTTTCTTCCCATAATTTATAGTCCTCTTCTACAATCTTGTCGTAAAGGTCATCAAGTGTTAAGGCCTTGTGAAAAGCCCTACCACCTGTATTAACATTTATAAGATTGTAATAGGAAACCCAATCTTGACCGTGAACGCAAGACATTACGTACTTTTGTTCATGCTTAGTAAAAAAGATTGTCCCATGTATTAAGTCTTCTCTTTTAACTGCTATCATTTTAGTACTCCATATACTCAATTACAGCATTTTCAGGAACATACTTAAGTGGGCGTTCTTTCGAATCAACTAATACATTCATGTACTCAATGCCAGCGTCTTCACATTCCTTCTTCATAAAGCCGAAAACCTGTACTGTAGCTTCCACGTCTGCAAATGCACGGTGGGGATTAAGGTTCTCTACATTATATAGTTGGATAAGATTGCTAAGACTAGCATATTCTGTAGGTCGTAACATACGTGCCATTGAACGTGTACAAATGAACTGTTCAGGTAACAATACTTTAGAAAGGAAAGATAAGTCAAATGAAGCAAATTGTGCCACTACAATGTCATTACCGATGAAGTTCTTTAATACTTCAAGTGCCTGTTCTTGTGGCATTCCATTTACTAGGTCAGCTTCAACGATGCCTGTAATGTCTGTGATGATAGGAGGTAAAGCACGGCCTTCATCTAGTGCCACCATTAAGTGTAAGTTTCCTACTGGCTGCATATCCTTGTCTAAACGGCAAGCAGCGATTTCGATAACCTGTTCTTCAGTGTGTTTTAATCCTGTTGTTTCAAAGTCAAATACGATATACATAAGTAATTCCTCCAATTATTTTTTAATATATTTATTAGCGATATGCCAATCTGAACTATCATTAACTAAACTGTTTTCTTTGGCAAAATTAGCCCACTTGGAAAACACTGAGTGTAAATCCATAACGTTGGTTTTAATGAACCCCGTTCCTTTTATGCAGTTAGGTGAAAACCTTAAGTACTCTACAGGGCGGTTAGTTTCACCGAATACGAATATCGTAGTGATGTTACTGTGCTTTGCCTGTCTGATAGCCTTAATTAACTGGCCAGCATTTAAAGTATCTCTACTTGCCTTAAACTCAACTAACAGCGTATTGCCGTAAAGTTCTATGCTTCCATCGATGTCCCCTAACTGATTCTTACCCTCGAAACAATCTGCGTACATTGACAAGTCCCATTCACCATTCAAGAACCCTATGATGTTTCTAATGTGGGGTAGGAACACTTCAGTTTCTTGCACATATCCATTATCTTCTTCCACGGTTACTTTCCTTTTACCTCTCATTGCTTCCTCCTTGTGTTCGTTATAAGAAGGTAATTGCAATGGTGAGGTAATTTAGGACAAGGTAACGCAAAAAACCTTACCCCGTTGTGGAGTAAGGCAAGTTAACTTATTTATCTAATAGGTAATCATACCAGTCAGCTTCTAGCACTAGTTCTTCATCAGAAAGCTTTTCTAGTTCTTCTCTGCTTATTTCTACCTCTGTTAAATCCCATGCTGCTTTAATAATGAAATCTATTAACTGTTCTCTAGTCATCATTTTTCACGCACCCCCAAAACCATGACTTCATTGTTTGCAGTTACACCTAAGATGACAATGTAAGAACTGTCTTCTATAACTCTAAGATTCACGGTCGCATATTCTAGTGCGTCTTTATCAACAGCGTTCCACAGTGTTAAATCCTTCATGCCGTCACCTCTCCACTAAGAAGATTAAGTGCATCTGAGTAAGATAAAGTAAGGAACTGATATTCCTGTAAATGGTGGTCAAGGTTGCTAGGCTTAATATGAAACTGGCCTTCACCCACATTTCCTTTATGCTGCTTATCTGAGTAGCGTAATTTTCCGTCATATCGTAAGTCAGTTGCGGAAATAATGAAGATAACTATTCTGTCAGCGAATAACAGACCGTAGAACAAAGTGTCAAAGTGGTCAGTTTTTACTTGCTGAATATTACAGTCAAAAGAGTGCTGCTTCCATTCATCGAACGGGAACATACGCACAGACAGTCCTTCCTTCTCCACTACTTCCAGTACATTAAACGATTCAATAGTAGCACTGTGCTTCTTCTCTACACGTGAGAACTTCACTTCAACTCTAGTGCCGTCTACTAATAGGTCATGGTGAATATCTTCAGATACACCAGCATTGACCAGTCTTTGTACGATGATTTCAGCAACCCTACCGAATCGACGTGTATTCATTGAAAACAGATTGTCTCTAAATGTCTTTACATTCATTTCCTTTACCTCCTAGTTGTGATAAGAAGGTAATTGCAGTATGTACCGGAAAAAGGACAAAAGAAAAAGGCAGGGCATTTGCCCCACCTTAAAATAGACTCTCTATATAATAAACAACAGCAGCAGCGTTCGTTGCGAATATCAGCCACCACAGCAGCCGGAAAGAACGTGGAATTTTTGGCCACTTGTCTTTAATCTTAAATTCCTTTATGTACATCATGCCTATTACAGCAAGCAAGGAACATGCTATAATAAATGTCATACCGTTTCCCCCTAATAAAAAAGGCAGGGCATGTAGCCCCACCAATTATTTTATTGCAACATCTGTAAACTGTGCGTCTGCGATTGTATCAAATGATTCAGTGTTGACGATATTCAATGAACCACTAATTTTCTCAGGTGTACCAGCGTCAGCTAATGAAGTAGTGTAAGCCGTTGCGTACCCTTTAGAGTTAGGTGCAATGTCCTCTGACATCATTAAATCACTTGAACCTACGCTAAATCCGTTAATAGAAACGTTATCAGCCTGTACAGTAATTGAACGGTCTGATTTGTTTTCGATAAGGAACTTTACGCCCTCACTGTTTAACTCTTTATAGCTGATTGTAACCGTATCATTTTGCCATACTACAGTAGGTGCAGCTTCCTTTTTAGCAGGTTTAGCAGCAGCTTCTTCAGTATCAGCCGATGTATCAGTGTCATTACTTGTACTCTTTTCATCAGTAATTTTACTGTCAGTACTTGTATCAGCAGTATCATCCCCACCTGAACCACTAGCAGCAGCAACTACGATAATGAAAGCCGCAACCCAGAACCACCAGCGTTTGAAGATTGATTTCTTTTTCTTAGTTTCTTTAATTTCCTTTGTCATAATGAATGACCACCTTTTTATTAAGTTTATGTAAGTTAGTGTGCCTTACAGTTACTTATATTACAGTAAGTTAAAATATAAATCAATAGGGTTTAGGAAAAAAGTTTTAAAAAAAATCCCGCAAAAATTTTTTACGGGGAAAATGCTTATTTTCTTCTATACTCCCACCAATCACGAATCGTATCAAATAGCCAATACAGTAGGCCACCGATAAACAATAATGCACCTAGCCCTGCGAAGGGGTCTATAACAGTAATGTCAGAATCATCTTCAGGTGGTGCTTCTTCTTCTTCAGGTTCATCGTGATAATGGTACTCACCGTATTCAAGCCCGTACTTCTCACAGTTGGTATAGCACGTATGCCCTCCATCTTCATCAGTTCGCCCAGGGTGTGCGTATGTAGTATCAGTAGAATAAAAGCAACCCACCAGTAATAAAAATGTAATAGCAGCCTTTCTCAGTCCATTCATAAGTATCCCCCTTATATTAAGTTACTTACATTATACACAGTTTAGTTAAAGAAAGTACAGTTAGTTTAAGTTAAAGTACAGTAAGTTACTGTAAGAGTTTACCAGCAAAGACTTTCAAAAACTGGTGTGTATATGTTGAATGCAGCAGACACGGGGGTATATGGGGGGTGTGTCCCCCTGTGGTGGGCTTATTGGCTGTTTTTACCCTTATTTGTACGTGAGTCATGGACATATTACTATATATTAGGATATATTCATGCATTCATCTTGCTTTCATTCTCTTTCTTTATTTGCTTTCATTGTTGTTGATTCATTATCACATTATGATAGTGATATATGATAGTGCTTGATGCCTTGATACTACTGGTGTGAGTATGTACTATCATCACTCTTGGTATGTGATAGTGTGGTGTGTATGGGTACATGGTACTACTGTATGTGTATGTGTGTATGTGTGGTGCTGGTGTGGGTGGGTGCACTGTGCCTTACTATGTAGTACTGTACTATACTGCATGGGTATATATAGTAGGGGTATATACAAGGGGGTATTATATGGGGGTGTA